TCTCTAGTAAAAATAGATGCATCAAGAAACATTTGAGTTTCTTTTACACCTTCACTGTTTCTTGTACAAATAAATTCTACTTCTAAACTTGGCTCATCAGGATTTGCCTCATTTGTAAAAACCACTTTGATTTTCTCATTCTCTAGTTTAACTTCTTTTACATCTTCCATTAGTCTTCTATTTTTAAAGTTTTAATCATCCATTCTGTGGGTTTATCTAAATTCTGAACCCATTCTTTAGCACTTGGGATATAATTATTACAATCCTCTTTTACATGTTGTTCTCCAACATATCTTGTATATACAGTTTTACCATCTGAATTTATAAATGATGCTCCAAATACTTTTTCACATTCAAATATACCTTCACTGTGGTGACGGAACATTCTGTGTTTACTATGACCTATCCAGGCTTTAGTTTCATCAAACCACTCCTCAATAGCTATGTAATCTTCCCATGTTCCTCCCCACCGTTTTGCTGCTGATTTTGCATGCATTATTGGATGACTCATTTTATTTAATGTATTTTTTAATAAGTTCTTGTAAACAAGTTTCTTCAGCTATTTTTCTATTAGAATAGGAAAAACTTTTTATTACATTTTCTTTATCAAAAGAAATAGTAAATCCAAATTCTGTTTTTCCAACTTGTTGTATTGAAATTAACCAATCTGTTTTTTCATCAAACCAATTAAATACAAAAGGTCTAAGTGCCGCAACACAAGATTCTTCAGTTGTGTTTTCTAACTTGTCAATAATTTCATTTGTTATGTATTTTGAATACCAGCCAACATGAGCATCTTTAATATACAACATAAGGCTCATTCCATCATAGCCTAAATCTTTTAATTTTTTTGAAAACTCATAATCAAGATATCCAGTATCAATTTCCATTTTTTCTATTTCTTGTTTTTTATTCATTATTCTAAACTTTTATCAATTAAATTACCTTCATGATGATAAGCTACAAGTTCAATGACTCTTATATGATTGTTTATACTATAATCTCCTGAAGGAACAAGTATACATAAGTTACCAAAACCACCTTCATCAGTTTTCCAATCTTCTATATTATCAAGAATTTTAAATTGTGCAAAATTTTCAATTGAGTCATATAATTCTTTATCTTCTAAAGCATTATTATTATTGTCCCAAGCATCAATATTATTAAATACATCTGCTGTACTTGCACAAGGCTCATTTGTATAACCAATCCAGTCTATAGCACCTGAGTCTCCTTTACCATCATATTGTACTTTAATACCTGTAATACCAAGATCAGCTAACTTAAGTAAGAGACTTGCCATTTTTAATTCTTCCATAGTTATTATTTCTTATTTTTATCTTTTAAATTACCTTCATGATGATAATCTTCATACTCAGTTACTCTGACACTATTATTAATTGTATATGTACCAAGTTCTACATCAATATAAACATAACCACGACCACCTTCATCATTCCACCAGTCTTCTATATCATCTAATAACATCTCTTGACAGTAATCTTCAATTAAAGTACTTAATCCACTATCAATATCATTTAATAAGTATTCTTGATCCCAATTTTCTAAATCATAATAACCTATATCTGGATCTTGAGTAGCATGAACATATTCAATTGCTCCACTATCTCCACCACCTTCATAATGTACTACAACTTTTTTAATACCATGATTAAATAAGCCAAACATTATTTTTTCTAGTCTATTTTCATCCATAACTTTTTATTTTATACTACAAATTTCCATTCAAAACCACCTGCTGTAGCTCTTATTCCTCTAGCACATTTACCAATATTATCATGTAATATGTTATTCATAAAAGCAGCATCTTGTATATTTTTATAAGTACAAATGTATACCCCTTTGTAATATTTTTGTACTGGTTTTTCTATTGCTTTTTTTAAATCAGTACAACTTCCAATTTTTTGTAAAGGTTTTTTACTAAAGACTTCTCTAAATTGATAGCCTCCACAAAAATTAATTTCTCCTCTTGTGGCTTGTTGTATAGAAGCAGTACTTTTAATACTTGACTTAATAGGTAATAAATCAATAATATCCTGATAAGTATTCCCCTCTAATATTTCTAAAAAATGACCTTCAAGGTCATACATTGCTATTTTCATAACTTTTTATTATTTAAATTTATATTATTTAAACTTATAGAAACGTCCCAATATATTACCGTTTAAGTATCTATCAGACTCAAGTACTCCTAATACAAATTGATGTTTAGTTTCCTGGTATGATAATTCTAATTTAGTAGTACATATCATTAGTATATCTCTTTTAATTTTTACATTATCTTTGTGTGCTTTTTTCAGTACTTCATTGCTACTGTAATAATTTTGATAAGTAGCTTTTCTTACTCTTTTATATGTCTTCAATCTCTTATCAGTTGGCATAGCCTTCTTACTCAGTTTTGTTTTAATATCTGCATAAAAATTCTTTTTACCAATATAACTAATTGATTTTCCATCTATTATTGCAGTCATATTATAAATAAAACCTATTGCATTTTCAGGAATCATATCTTCAGTAAATTCTTTACCTTTATATATCCAACTCATAATTTTAAAATTTAAGCATCACCTTGTGGTATAATACTGCTACGTTCTTGTATAAATTTACCTGAGAATACCTCAGTTAATGTTTCTTTTACATTGATACCACCTTCTCTTTCAATAGTCTCTATCAATAATACTACTGCATGTATAAGATGTGCAGGAGTAACTCCACTTATTTTTAAATTTGTAGTAAACTTTTCTGGTGCCTCTTTATCAAACTCATAATTTATTTTAATCTTACCTTTCATATAATACTTTATTAAGTAATAATAATACTTCTTCTTTTACTTTTTCAATACCGTGCACTTTAATAGCATCTGACACATCTTTCTCCATATTAAGAATAATAAAATCAAGATTATATCTTTCTTTATATTTCTTCATAGAATTAATACCTGCTTCATCATTATCAAATAGTACACATATCTTTTTATATTTTTCTTTAAGTTTATTTATGCTCTGCTCTTTAATCATAGTGTTTTCACTATCCGGAGCAATACACTCTATATCCTTAAAGCCAAGCTTATTAAAAGCCATTATATCTTTCAATGAAGAAGTAATAACTAAATAATCTACTGTAAGTGATAGTTGTTGTGATCCTTGTATATGATTAGCTAACTTTAAGAATTTTTTATTCATATTCTTAGGCTGATAAATCTTATACAATGTACCATCTTTTTTAAAATAGCCATACAGATTTAAACCTGTAATAATAATTTCAGATGTAGTACCATTAAGTTCAAGTCTGGTCATCTTATAATATTCTAATGCAGATACATTATATGCTTCTAGCATCTTAGAACCAATATGATATTGTCCCCAGTATTTCTGATCAAAGTTGGACCAATGCCTAATAGTGTAATCAGTTACTTTATAATTTTCATAAGTTTTAATTTCAGGAGCTTTATAAGGTTTATGATCATCTAAGTATTTAACATAGTCATTAACTATTTTATAAGAAACTACTCCTCTATCTTTAATACCAAATATATATTGTACTAAAGCTATAGAATCTCCCTGATAACCTGATGAAAAATCTTTAAACTTATATGTCATTGTTGCAGCATCCATATAAATAATCATTGATGGAGTCTTTTCAGTTTTAAATACAGATTTAATCTTTATCTGCTGTCCGTCTAATTGTTCAGTAAGATTTAAATAATTCTCAAAGATCCAGATTGTTGGTACATCCTGGAATCTAATCACATTTTTAGTTGAAATCATATCTTTTAACTTTAATTAAAAAGGGAGCCCATTTCCTGACTCCCTTTTAAACTATTGTTAGTCTAAATCAAAGTCTGAGCCAACCTTAGTTGATACCTCAAAATCATCTTCACCAAAAGTTTCTACTTTCTTAGCTTCTAATTTTTTAAGATGTAGAGCTTCAGAATATAGTAACTGTTTACCAGATCCAAGTTTAGCATATGCAAAACCATCTCTAGAAGATTTTGGCAAATATAAGTCATAATTTGTATAACCTGTTTTACCTTCATATTCTTTTCCTGCAATACAGAAATCTAAATACTTATCTTGATAAGGTGCTGTTTTATCAAATGCAGTAATGAACTCTTCAATTGTATTATGCTTATTATCTTGAGCATCAAACCAATCTACTATGTCTAATGTAGTACATAATGATTTAATAAATACTAATATACTATTATCTCTAGAGATTTGTACACCTGATTTAGTTACTCCATCTGCAAATGCATATTGACCAGATTTTACTCTACCAATTTGACCTTTGTAATGACCAGCATCTGGATTTTCTTTATCCAACATGAATCCTTCAAATCCTTCAAGAGGTTCAGTCTCAACATTAAGTACTAAACTTATACCACCTGGGATAAATTTAAAATCTTCACCTACTAAACTATTAAGTTTTAATTTGTGATTACCTGGAGTAATTGTTTTAGGTATTCCACTTCCACCTGTTCCTACATCTTTTGTTCCAATTGCCATTTTTCTTATTTTTTATTTATTATTTATATATCTCATCCCAGTGAGTAACTATTTCTCCTTTGTCATTAGCTTCACTAATAACTATTTCTGCATTTCTTAAATGCTCAGGTCTTGCACCACAAGTTGTTTCTTCATTAGTTTTAAATGATAAGAATACTTGATTACCTTTTCTAAACATATAACCAATTGCATCAGCATTTGCACAGATTAGAGACTTGATCTTACCAGTTAAATCTATATTAGCAGACATAACCATTTCACCTTTATCATCTACTTGCTTATCTTTGATATGCCCAGATAGAATAATATGGTCAGCTAAAGTATCTACATAGTTTAAAACATCAAAAAATGCTTCTCTCACATATAAATAACCAGCTCCATTTGGTAAAGTAATTACATTATCTCCATCAAAGTTTTTACCCATACTAGTGGCTTTATACTTTTTGACAGCTAATGGCATTACCATTTCTTCTAATGCAGTTACAGTATCAATAGTAATAAACTTATAAGGTTTACCAGCTTCAACTACTTGTTTACCAATTGCTAGCAACTCTTTAAGATTACCTGCTTTAACCTTTAATGCATCTACATAATCAGTCCCATTTTCCAAATCAATAATTAAATTATCTTCTAAACCAGCAAATGCAGTAGTTTTACCTGTCTTTGGCTTAGAATAAATAATTAATCTTTTTGGATTGACTCTTGTTGCACTCACTTTCTTAGTGGGCAATACTAATCCTTCACTCATACTTTCATTTTATTAAATCATTTAACCATTTTTTTTATATATTGTCACTTAAATTTCCAATAATAGTTATTTGCTAGTCTATTATATTTAATAGCATTAACAATATTACCTTTATCAAATCTAAGTTCCTCTTTAATTTGTGTAAGAGATTTCCATTCTTTAATTGCATTATAGTTTTTATCATACTGTATAATTGTTTTACTACATCCATTTGTTCTAAGAGCCCAGTTTTTTTTATATTCTAGAATCTTTTTCTTAAGTAAACTTTTAGTAAAACCTAATTTATAAATCCAAATATAATCTTTAGTATATTTTACTTTATTTAATACACCATTCATTATATGTGACATTGACATACCAGTTGCTTTACTTGCATCTAATGGACAATCAAATTGATTAATAAGTACTCCATCCCAATTAAATTGTAAAATGTTATATTTTTTAATCAATGACTTTCTTCTAGTTTCAACATGTATTTTATCTTGTTTTACACCTTTTTTTGAAGCAGAAATCTTTTTTTTATGATTTGCTGATAATATTGCATATCCAGTATTTCCACCATCATATAGGTTTGTCAATGTACCTGAATTATTAACTAATTTTCCATAAAGTTTAATAAATTCTATCTCTTTATTAAAGAGAAAATCTCTATCATCAGTTTCTAAAATAATTTCAACAGAATAACCATTATTTGCTATTCTTTTCCATATTAAGCTATGCCCTCCTTTTTCAAAAGCACGTCTATAATAGTATAATCTATTTTCTAATAAATCTTTTTTCCATTTTGTGCCTATTCCAACATAGAATACTACACCATCATTACTTATATGTCTATATAAATAGTATTTCCCAGTTCCAAATGCTTTTATCATACCACTAAGGTATAAATAATTTATGAACCGATAATCATATTCAACCATTTTTTATTACTTACTGGCTTCTTTAATAGAATGGCAGCTAGATCTCTTACAGTTAAACTGCTTAAAGGAGCATCTAAATCTGAATCCATTAAATCATCAAAATCAGGAAATAAGCCTTGCGTTTCAGTACTCTTAGTTTCAGTTTTAGTTTCAGGTTTAATTTTTATCAGTTCAGATACAGGAATTAGATATCTTACATGGCCATTTGCATTAGCATCTGTAGTTTCATACTCCTCATCATAAAATGAATTATAACTCCATTTATACAGTGTTCTTGTTGGGTCTTCAGAATCTAGTGCAATACTTACGTATTCAGTATAGATGTCTTCTCCTCTTGATAATTCACTTTTAAAGAATCCCATATATAAATCATCTTTACCATATGGTCTATAAGCACATTTAGGAATATATAGTGGACTATTTATACCTAATGCATCAAATACTTTTTGATGGTGTTTTACCAGCTCTTCAGTTTTTTCTTTTCTGTTAAAACCAGCATTATTACTGGTGTCTTTTGTTGTTAATGCCATATATTAATTATTTGGTTCCAATTCTTTTTTCTTGTTGAGCTGGAGTATTCATTTCTGCTATACTCATTTTCTCAAATTCAGCTTTAAAGAAACTTAATCTGGTATCACCATTTCTACATTTAAGAAAGTGTAATACCATTACCCTATCATTTTCAATTATATATCTATCAGGACCATAGAATCTGATTTTTTGTTTAGCTGGTCTATTAATACCAATTACAGTATCTGCATGTTGTAATAAAGCATCAGCACCAAATATATCTGATTCTAATACATAATTACCATACTTTCCATCTTCTGACCTCTCAGGATTATCTATATTTCTGTTTAATTGACTTAATATAATGAATGCTATCGGGTAAACTCTTTTAAGATTTGTTAATGCTTCACCAAGGTTATTTAAAGTTTCATTCTTATCTCTTTCAGTTTGTGCTTTTTTTACAAGTAGGGAATGGTCTAAGGAAATTAAAGTCTTTTTATATTTTCTTATACCTTCTTCATCTACTTCAGAATGATGTGACATATACTCATGTATAGTTCTGATAAATTCATCTACTGTACATGGTTTTTCTACTATGTCAATGGGATACTTAATCTTTTGCTTAGCATAATCATAGCATTTCTGTAAATCTTCATTTGAT